TCTTTTTTATTTCACTCTCCATAATTACTCCTTCGGTAAATATTTTTCTTGAACTTTTTTCATTTCCGCTTCTATTTCTGCTTTTCTAAATGATTTACGCATAAATGGTTGTTTAGTTACTGTTGATGTCCCATGCTCAAAAACATTTGCAACAAGCGGTGCCGGTGTGGTTATTCCTCTTTTATTTTTAAAATATCCATAAAAACCAACCTTGGTATTTATTCCTTCGTCGCTTGGTGTTTTATACACTTTAGTTATTTTTAAGCATTTCATTATATTAGAAGCTTCAAAAGACTTTGGAATATTTTTTATTACATTCTTATATACTTTTTCAGCTCCTGCTTTAGTCATTTCTCCCATCATTTTTTCACTATCTTGGTCAAGATTTTGAAACATTTTTATTAAATCATTTGGTAATTCTTCTTTAAATCTGGCCATTATTTTGTTACTCTCTTGCATTGCATTTCAAGTTCAATATTTGCCTCATCTATATTGTTTAGATATTCTACTGTATAAATTTTATCTTTATACCTTACATATACATCTCTATTTGACTTGTAATAAGTATCTTCTACCTTTTTTGAATATCTAATAGTAAAATTAGTATAAGCTTTTTCAAAATCAGAATCGTTTGTAATTAAAGTATATCCTTTCGTTGTCTTAACTTTAGAAAAAGGTTGAAGAATAATAACTTCATTTTTTGAAACAAATCCGTCATTATCTTCAACTTCCTTAATTTGATATATAGATATTTTTTTATTATAATCACCTGCATTTATCATAAATTATTCCTCGTATGCATATCAAGAATAGTTTTTACAGTATTGTTTATGTTTTTACCATCAACATACATAACTCTATTATCATACATGTCTTGGCATAATACATAAACTACAATAACAAAGTCTGAATATGTATCAAGTGTTTCATCTTTATCATTTTCAGACTTTTGTGATATTCCTGTATAATTTTCAATATAATTTTTAGCAATATCTAAAAATAGTTCAATATTTTTATTTTCTTCTTCGCTAACTTCTGATAATCTCAAATAATTAGTTATATCTTTTGCAGTGATTTCACTTACTTTCATTGTTTGTCCTCCTTTTAGGAAGTCTATTTGCTAGCTGCTGGATCTGCTGCTCCAGATACAGCAACAACAATTTTTTGTGTATTTTCAATTTTAGCATCTAATTCAGAATATCCAACTACTCCTATTGCGTGTTGTGTAGCAAATTTTTCTAATAAGATTTGAATTTCCATTGCTTCTGTTTCTTTTACAGCAAGTCCTGAGAAATCTCCATAGAATATTACTGGTTTTGATGCTGTTCCAAGTTTTTCAGCTTTTTCTGAACAATAAACAGGTTTTCCTAATAATTCATAATCCCATTTTTCATTAAATGCTCTATTTAATATATAGTTTCCATCGCTATCTTTTAATTTTCTTATTTTCTTTCTTGTGTCTCTATTCATAATCCAATATGCATTAGCTTGGAACGCATCTGGAACAGTTTCTTGTATGTCTATCAATTCATCTGCTGTTACAGAAGATTTTGCACCTAATGTTACCTTCATATTTGTTGAATCATAAGATTTAACAATACCTGAAATTTTTCCATCAGTTCCATTTAACATTTCACCTTCGTAGAATAATTTGAATTTTTCAGCCATTTTGTTTACAACATATTCTGTTAAATTAAAATCATTGTTATTTAATAATGATTTTGATATTTTTGTTAATGCCCCAATTAAGAATCCTGTTAATTCAACTGTTACAAATTTTCCTGAGTGTGAAACTAACTCATCAAATTCAGTAGCATAAGCAACTGTTACATCATCTGTTGTATCGTCATATTTTGGTACAGCTAATGTTCCTTTTGCATCATATCTAGTTGCACTTGCATAAAGTGGTGATATTTCAATAACTTTATCATTAACTTTTTGAGCAATTGTTCTTGGTATTATTACTCCATTATCACCTTTTGTTAGTTGTGTTTCTGAGTTTTGTGGTACACCACTTACATAATTTCTTATAAATGTAGCAAATGCTTTTACATCTTTTTCTTCTTGTGTTAATTCTTCGTTTCCTTCTGGTTGTTTGCAGTCCATTTCATTAATTTTTTTGCTTCTTTCTAATGTAGCATCGATATTTTTAATCTCTTTTTCTACATTATCAAAATTTTTAATTTCTTCGTCATTCATGGCTCTGTTTTCAACTTTTGCTTTATTTAATATTTCCTCCATCTCTGATTGTAGCTCGTTTCTTTTTTCCATTAATTCTTTTTCATTCATGTTTTTTACCTTCCTTTTTTTTAAAAATTTTTATAAAATAAAAAAACAACTAACTTAATAGCTGTTTTTCTTATTTTCTTATATTAAATAATCTTTTCTCAAAATCAGAATAGTCCAATTTTGGTTCTTTTGCTTTTTCAAGCATATTTTTTAATGACTTCGGTACTTTTTTGTAATTTTTAAATAAATTAGATGCACATGCAGCAACTTGTTTTTGCTCTTTTATTAGATTTACTTCAAATGTATCGTCCACTTCTTTTGCTCCGAGCCAACTTTCATCATTTATTAATTCCTTTATTTTTTCTTCATCGACTTTTGCTTTCTTCATATAAAGTGGTATCATTGTACTGTTTTCAATCGTATTTAAAATATCTATACATTTTTGAAAATCTAATGCATTACCATAACAAGCATTTATTGGTTTATGTATCATTACTACTGAATTTTCATAAATATTTACATCGTCACCCATCATTAGAATAAATGTACCAGCACTTGCACATAATCCATCTACATATGTGTGAATTTTAGTTCCAGTATCCTTCAACCTTTGTAACATACTACATATCGTTGTTGCAACAAAAACTTCTCCGCCTGGTGTATTCATAAATATATTTAAATCTGATATATTTCCTAAATTGTCAAGTTCTTCTTTGAAGCTTTGCAACCCAATTAAATTATTATCTTTTTCACCAGTCCACCAATCTGTGTCATCTGTCACTATTTCACCATAGAAATAAAGGTCAGCACTTGTGTTTGGTATTATGTTTTTTATTTCATAAAACTTATTCTTCAATTTGCTCACCTCCTTCCGCTTCTTCATTATCATTTTGTCTGTTGTCGTTATCTTTTTCTATTTTTTCTTCTTGTTTTTCAATTTGTTTACCGTCTCCGTTTGTTTCACCCATTTTAACTGTTTTGTTAGTGTTTGGTGTATAAATTTGTTTTGTTTTTGGGTCAAATAATACACTTCCTAAGCTTAAATTTACTAAATCTAAACCTTCAAGCGCGTCATCGCCTTCTAAATATCGAACTTCATTTATTGTTTTAAATCCAGATTCTATTGCAGTTTTATATGCCTCATATCTTTCTTTTATAGTACATCTGATTAATTCTGTATAGTCTGGTGCAAAATAATAAGACTTCTTTTCTTTTTCAAGTAAGAAGTCTCGATTTAAGGCAGTACAAAATGCTGTTGCGATTGGCATAATTGCATTTTTTAAGAAATCCTCATTTGTTTTTCCTATGTGAAATATTTCTTTTACCTCTTCACTAAATGTTTTATTTTTTTCATTTAATTGATTTTCAACTGATGTATTTGATGCTTCTTGAAATTCCATTCCATCATTTAAAATTACACAACTAGAATTTCCAGTAAAGTAATCATTCCATTGTTTTTTTAATATTTTCATTCCTTTTTCATCTAAATGTTTTTGTGCTCTCAAAAAACCTTTTTTATTTCCACCTGTTCTCATTAGTTCTAAATCGTATATTATTCTTTTATACGCTGTTTCCAAGCTTTTACTTATTTCTTTTGTATACCCTGTTCCATATGCTCCATTTTTTGTATTTCTTAACAATTTTATGAAATCATACGGTCTATAGCTTTTCCCATCAATTAATATGTAATAATTTTTATATATTGCATCGGTATTTCTTTTAAATAAGACCTTCTTTTCTTCTACATAATTTAGTCCAACAAAATTATTACCTTTTTTGTTGATATATGCATATCCGCCTTTTCCTAATAGGTAATCTTCTGCAATTGCTTTTTTGAATTGAAACCCATCCAAGGTATCTTTTGTGTCTAAATTTATAATATTTACTCTGTCATCTTCTACTTCTGATGTCTGTTTCTTTCCATCTTTTGTTGTTTTTTTGTATAACTTAAATGGTATCATTGCAAATGAATCACAAATTAGCCCCACTGCA